ATGGATCTAATGCATTAAGCGCTTCTGCAAATTCTATAACAGTTGCTTTAAGATCACCCTTATTTGATGTTACAATTTCTCTAGCATTAATTCCAAAAGACTGAAGCATTTCAGATGCTCTGCCTGTTGGATTAATTAATGCAGCAAGACCAGATTTAAGTGCGTTAGCGCCTTCTGAAGCATTAATGCCTCCTTCTTTCATTGCTGTAAGGAAGAATGCAAGGTCTTTTACATCTCCACCAAGTTGTTGAATAACTGGTGCAACTTTTGGAATTGCTGTTGTAATATCATCAAGAGATACTACCGTTTGGTTTTCTACTGCGTTTAAAAAGTTAATAGAATCTGCAAGTTTTTCAGATGACATTCCAAAAGCATTTTGTAAAGAAATAGTTGTTTCAAGAGCCTTTTGTGTATCAATTTGACCAAGAATAGAAAGGCGAGTTGCTTCTGTTGTTTGACGCTGTAGATCTAAGCCTTGAAAGCCTGCTGCTGCTGCTTCTGCTGCCAAACCAACAGTAGTAGAAACTGCGATACCATACTTTGTAAACTGTCTTCCAAGTTCTGTAATATCATCTAATGCCTGTTGTGTTTCAGCCTTTGGTGTAAACAAATCTCCATAAACCTTTTTAAATTTAAGTGCTTGGGCTTCCATATCCATAAATGTTTTTGTGGCGGTAGATCCAACAACAGCCAAAGGTATTGTAAAACCAACCATTAACTGACGACCAGCCCATTGAGTATTTTTACCAAAGTTTAATAGGTTGGTAGTGCCTTGCTTCATTAACTGATTAAATAATGCTTGTTTCTGTGCTGCGATGGCTGTTCTTGTACCATAGTCTTGCATGTTAAGCGCTGTGGGTCTAATAGCAATTGCTTCCATTGCCCCACTGGCATTACGACCCATTTTAATATATTGGGTTTGTAATGTTTTTACACGTTCTTCGGCTACCTTGCCAATTGTGTCAAACTCTGACCTAAATAATCTACCAAAAGTTTTTGTAGATGCACCAGCATAGCGGAAGTATTCCCGCATTGAAAATTTATTTTTTTCTAAAGAATTAGTAAAAGATTCTGCGCTTGTTCTTACCGTCCGAAGTTCTGCAGAAAAAGCACCAATTGAATTGATACTACCAAGTAGGTTTTTCTGCAGAGACCTCTGAGCGATTGATGCTGATTCGCTAGACTTAGCGATAGAAGAGTGAAACTGAGATATCTGTCTCTGTAAAGCCTTTAGTTGTGCTAACGCTGCAGACGTATCTATATTTACGCCAATATTAGCATTAACATCAGCCATGTATCACACCTTCTTTAATATGTAGTTATTCCTGTGAATTAAGAATGTCTGTAACAGATGACAGATTAATGCCAGATGCTGCTTCAACAATTTTATACACAGTTGGAAGATCAAGAAGATCTTCTAATTTTTGAATGTCTCCAGCCAATTCTGGCTTGTATTGCTCCATAGCAATTTGTACACACTCAACTAACAGAGTCATTGATTTCTCATTGTCCTCTGCAACCTTAGCCACCCCTTCAAACTTCTTCATAAACGGACGAAGAAGAGAGATTTTTAACGGGCGAACTGTTATTTTTGTTCCATCGATAAGGGTGACTTGGTCAGCCTCATGCACGGTTGTCGCCATATTTCCTCCTATAGGTTATGTCAATTATAGCATAGGAAGGCTATTTTGTTAGGTCTTCGTAATCCAATCCCATGCCAATACCAAACCCTGCTTTCTGAGCAGTTGGACCTTGTAGTGCTAAAACATCATTTGAATTATTTGTTTGACCACCACTAAACACTCTGGCTTTCATATCTTCCCACTCTTTTTGACCACGGCTTTTGTCTGACTGCCCCTCTAAATCTACACCTTGAATTGCTGCTAAAAATTTTTTCTCAGTATAGTCTAATTCTCTGCTTACTTCTAGTGTTGCGATTAATTCAGGCATTGAAAGAGATTTTTCTAATTCCTGATAATCTTTCCAAATACCCAGCAAAAATACCTCAGACTCTAATTTTGCAAGGTCTAGACTTTCCCAGGTTTGACCACTATCAAGTGCCTGATCTTTAACTGGCTCTTGAGATTTTTTATTAATACGAATACCAGCAGATGTGTCTAAAACTTTATAAATTGTTGGCATATCTATATTGTCTTCAACTTGTTCTACCGTGCCAGATATTTTAGGATAATACTGCTTCATACAGATTCTAACACATTCTACTAAAACCACCATGGCTTCGTCATCATTTTTTGTATTTTTGATATTTTCAAAGGCATCCATAAATTCACGTAAATACTTGATCTTTAATGGGACTATTTCTAATTCAGTGCCATCAAACAAATATACGATTTGACTGTTATATATTGTGGTTGCCATAGAATTCCATTTTACCACAAACAGCCCTAATACACAAAAAAACCCACTTCCGAAGAAATGGGTTTTAATGTTTTAGAACTAATTAAGAAAGTGTATCTCCGAAAGTACGGTCTACGATCTTTCCATATGATCCAGAAGTATCTTCTGGTAGTAGACGGAATGAAACTTCAAACATTGAAGGCTCATCACGCTTTGCTGAAACTGTTACGTTTTCGATTGACAAAGCACGGTATGCTGTGTAAACACGTTCTACGTCTGCAGAGGTAGCACAGTCACCTGTACCTGGACCTACTGCAACAATTCCACGCTCTACTGGACATTCACCTAGTTCACCTGCAGAAAGGTTAAGAATCCGTCCTGAGTGAGTAGCCTTGTTTCCAGTTAATTGTGCATCATCAAACGCTAATGCAAGAAGCAAGTTTTCTAGGGTTGCTTCAGCAAAAGCGGTAGCAAGATTAACCTGCATACCTTGCTTGTAAAGTTTTGCAACGTCAAGAATTTGATCAACCTGTACTTCACCGAAGTCTGGTTGGAACTGTAATTCAAGACCGTTCATTGTATAACCTACGTTAGTGTAGTCTGCATCACTAGAAAGTGTTTCTCTGAATGATACTTCAGTACTAAAGTTTTCCAAAGTGCTTGGAGTTAGGGTTGTGTCTGCAACAAAAAGTGCTGCTGCACCAACGATAATGTTGGTCGAACTTCCACGGCTATATGGCATATTTATTCACCTCTTTCATAAGAATAGATATTAAGTTGTATGGCGTTTGTGTTTCCTCAGTACTAATTATAAAGCCTTTTTATGAGTATCTTTGGGATACCGCATCTATTGTGTGGTAGTCATACTCAATCACTAGTTTATTTAAAAATAGGGTTCTGGCTGATGCTAACTCTGCTATATCTCTTGACTCGTCTGCCTGATATACCTTTATATTATGGAAATATACGTTTGGGGTTATAGTTTGATCGTTTTCATCTTTGATTTCATTTGTGGCTACCCAGGAATTTAGGTCTTGGGCTGCCGCATCTTCTCTGTCTAAGCATTCAATAATTACTCTGGTAGTATCAAACAGTTTTGAAAGGTTTGGACCATAAATAAAATATACCAACTGCTCCCTTTTATTTCTATAAAATGGGGTAGGTCTAAACCTAATAAGCCTATCGAACATGATAACTACACCATCTGGATTGTTACGAATGTATAAACTATCGTTATAAACATCTTCTATATTCATTGGGCTTTGTGCAGGGAAGAATGGTTGAAATGGGTTAGGTCCTGTTGGCATTAAGCCAAACTCTTGAAGTTCGCTATTAATGAAAGCATTTAAAAATGTTGGCGGGAAGCCAGTTTGAGTAGATACATTAAGGGTCATAGGACTATTCTACACCAATCTTTGCATTAGCAATCCATTTAAATCCAGTCTCTACGCCTTTTGATTTACCGCTCTTAGATCCAGCCTTAATGTTTTTCTTGAATAAGGTTGGCTTTTTAATATAATCGTAGATTCCGCTAGCACGTAAAAATGACTGTTTAAAATATCTAAGCATAAACTCATCTACTGTTCTTTCAAATGATCCTTGAACAAAATCTCCTCCAGGGTTTCTAACTGTTACAGACTTTTTAGTAAATATTGTTTCTCCACCTTGGTTAAATGCAAGAACAGATGATCTTTTAGGGGTAATAGTTACTGAAATTCCCTCTTCCATAATTTTTGCTTTATTGTAAAATGGAACATTTGAATCTTCTTTAACAGTTCTTGATTGTCTAAATTTTGAATTTACAGTTAGTCCAAGATTACTTACGGTATAGTCAATATCAAACAATCTCGCATTTGGACTGCCTGTTTGATACCATTCATATACGTGGTGTAGTGCTTGTGGGTTACCTCTTGCAGAAACGTCTACATAAGCAGCCAAAGCCTGAATTGTTCCAGCACCAAGGTTTTGTAAAAAGATTTTTTTACCTTTTTGAACTCCATCTAAAAAACCAAAGGCATACTGAACGATATTGTTCATTTGCTTGTCAAAACTTTGTGTATTAGTTCTGACTATCATTAATCGCCTACAGTCTGGTTCTCTGTTCTACGTAGTACCATCTTATAATATTCTATTGATTTAAATGGTCCAGTAAAAGGCTCTACGGTTGCTACCTCATAAATTGTTCCACGACCAAACCTTGCCCCTGCTGTTTCTTTATATATTAATTCATCATTTTCAAAACGAATATTTGTTATTAATATGTTGGTAGTAGCATTTTCTGTTTGAGTTGAAGATGTTCGTGGATCACTTTTAACTCTTGCAATAAGTTTATCTTTATTTTGTAAAAATATTTCTGGCTTAATATTTTCTTGACCTTTTGCACTATCTGGCGCTGCATTGCATGATATTGTTCTGTCGAAAACCCAGTCTTTTGTTGCTTGACCGTATTGGGTCTGTTTAATAATAGGATGATAAACATCAGCCTTCATTGGATATAAAAAATCTGTTGTTTCACAGGTTGTCACTATAAAACTCCTGGACGTATAATCGTTTCTTTATATTTATCTAGTATTTTATCTACCAATATGTTTCCAGTACCCTCTGTAAACCCCTTGCCATATTCAATTTTAAACTGATCTGTGCTATAGTTTTTAACATATCTCTTGTAATAATCTAATCTGCCACATTTAATATCATCTATTAACATTAATGTTGCATCTTGAATATCGTAAGGAACAACCTTATATCCTGTTTCTGCTAGAAGGATATAGTCTGCTCCTTCAGGAAATGCAACTCCAGGAACAACGGTTTGTGTATGACCACTATCTTCTGTATCAAACATGCTAATAGAGTCTGAAAATCCTAATGGAATACGGGCATATCTTCTTTCTGCACGATTTATAGAGTCAGTTGATTCTAAAGGATCTTTAGTGATTGCTGTTTTATCTTTAGTAATTACAAAAGTATAATCTATTAATTCTGGTCCCTCTGCATCATCTACGTCGTACACTAGTTGTGAATTTTCATATACTTTTAAAATTTTGTGAGTTTTTTTCCAAAGCGGTAAGTAGTCATTTCCTTGTCCAACAACCTCTAAATAGGTTCTGTCATAATAAAATCCACCAACCGCAGCATCAATAATTGCTCTTGCTAAATTTTCATAACCCTGATAAAGTGCTATGTCTGTTGCTGTTCCAGATGTAGCAAGTGGTGTAGGGTCTACATAAGGTCTCATAATTTCTAGATTATCTTCTACAACAATATCTCCACGAACAAGGGTTGCTCCAGAAGATCCACCATCTTCATAAATTGTTAAAGCATATGATTTGTCATATTTAACAAAGTCATCAGTTAAAGAATAGGTAATTTTTTTGCTTGCATTAGATGTAACAGACTCTTCAATCTCTGTTAACTCTGCAACGTTTTCAATAACAAGTATATAGTCAGCGCTAGCGTCTGGAACTGTATAGGTTATAGAAAGTGGATATGGGGGAAGACGTAGTATCTGCATTTTTATTTACCGTAGTATGCGGCTAACTCTTCAGGTGAGGCAACTCTTACCAACCTGTGTGTTAACCACTTTTCCGATGCCTCCTTTGAGACTATGTTGTATCCTACTTTTAAAGCACCCAGATTGTCCATATGTAGGTTTCTTTGTGAATATAGGGCTACTTTGTTTATTAGTGTTGCTGCCTTGTCTGCTTCTTCTACCCGCTCTTCTTTATTTACTGGGGGTATCCAACTAGCAAGAATTTCTAATATTTCAAGTTTAGTAGTTGCGTCAAATAATTCTATTTCTCTTTTTTTTGCATAAGATTTTAATTCCATTACGGTTTTACTTGATAATTCCTCAATTGTTAGATCCATAATTCTCCTGTGCTCATTTGTAATTATACCAGAATAAGAATAAGGAGGGTAGTTTTTACGCTACCCTCCCTAATATTTGATCTTTTAGATCTTAGGAATCAGCACTATCTGAGTCAACATAAGCGACTGCATCTAGTTCTTCCCATTGGATACCAAAGCGTACGAATACTGTGTACTCAATTGTATCTTTCTTTGGCTTGTATTCACGGTTTACAGTGATGTCTCTTTGGAAACCCCATACACGGTTCTGAGGGAATGTCAAATCGACATAACCTGCAGGGTAGTAAGGAACTTCAAGAACATCTACACCAAGTACACGAGTAGTACGTGAGTTACCTAGTGTCTGTGCTCCACCATCAAGGAATTCTTGACGGTTTGCTTGTGTGCTACCAACACGATCTGAGAACGCTTGTGAAATAGCATCTGCTAATGTACCGTTGTTACGAACAATACCAGCAAAAGCATCAGTACCTGCGTAGAACTTAAGATTGCTCTTAAGTGCACGATACTTACGAGGCATTGCTAATAGCAAGCCTTGCATTACTGATGTTGTGTAGTTATTGTCTGAAACTGTTGCAGCATACTCGTGAGCGTCGTTTCCAACTGTTGTACGAGTTTGCTTGATAAAGCCAGGCATGATTGAAAGGAAGGCATCTGCGCCTGATCCTAAACCATTGATAGCAAGATCTTCAATATCATTTGCGAAAGCATTGGTCATCAAGCGAACTAGATGATCTTCAAGTGCTCCACCTTCAATATTGTCTTCAAGTGCTTCTGTTGATACTTCCCAATCAAGACGAATCTTTTTTGTAGTAAGTTCAACTTTTGTAAAGGTTGCGCCGATGTTTGTATAATCTGGTGCACCTTGTGCTGCTGCACGGATTACACGCTCTCCAACGTTGACCTTTTCGATCTCCATTGTGTTAGCACGCATTGTAACTCTACGACCATCTTTAGCGAGAACTGTTGCATCCCACACATAGTCGATGAAGCGACGTGCTTGTTCTGGTGCTAGAATACCACCTGCTGCGCCTGTTGGGTTTACTGCGTTTGCTCCAGATGTTGATCCGAATGCTGCAGTTGCAGTGTTACCAAGTTGTGATCCTACAGACGATGCTGCAGAATCTAAACCAGTAGCACTACCTACGCCACCAGATACGAATGAGCCTTGAGAGTTAATCTCTGCGCCTGCTCCGCCTGATCCTGGGTAGTTTTTTTCTAGGTCTTTATTTTGTTCCGACATTATTTTTCACCTCCTAGTGATTTTATTGCTTATTTAAATAGGTCGGTTGATGTGAGGAAACGACCGCCCCATAGGGATTTCTGAACTTTTGAGGGTTCAAACTGCACGATCTCGCCTAGATCGCCAGACTTGCGGAAAGCGGTGTCTTGTTCTACAAGATCTACTCGCTTGCCAAACTCATTGAAAGAACCCTTAACATTGTTTACTTCTGCAGATACGGACTTAACCTCACCTGATACATTGTCAAGAGACTTACTTAATGCAACTACCTGCTCATGAAGAGACTTAACGGTTGTTGCTAAATCGCCAAAGGCATTTGTAAGAGAGTTTTTGATTTCTGCAACTGCCTCAACAATTGTTTCATCAGACTTTGTTACAGCAGTTTCTACTGCAGCAACCTCTCCCTCTTCTGTTTTTACTTCAGAAGAATCTGCACTACCGTCTTCTGATTTAGCAATAGCAAGTTCTTCAACTGCTGGTGCTTCCTCAACGACTGCTGGGGTTTCTGTTACTTCTGCAACAACTTCTGCTGGTGCTTCTGCAACGACCTCTGCTGGCTGTGCCTCTGGAGCGACCTGTACTTCTTCAACTGCAGTTTCAACTACTGCTTCTGTTGCTTCAGTCATAGGACTAACCTCCTTTGTAATCTTAATTGTACTAATGCCTTTAGCACTATCAACTAAGAACTTCT